TTGACAACAATTCTTTTAGTGACTGTTCCTCTGGCTTTTTTCTTTTTGGCTTCTTCAATCCATGTGCCTCTAATACAGGTATCGTTTCCAGACAAATCATCCCAAGACCCGTGAAGATAGGCTTCTAAAAGAGCTGGCCTGTGTTTAAAAGCGCGTCTTAGGCCGTCTACATAATCTTCTGGGAGTTCTGGGTTATCTGTTGGTAAAGCTTGTATGTATCTAGTGCCTGGTTCTGGATTGAGTAAAAAATAATCCTTTAACCAGCATTGAGCAGGGTTGGCTGTTAATCTAATTTGTCTGGTAACGGGTTGATTGTCTGGGAGTTTGTGACGAAGCGTACCGAGTAACATGGCGTACTGGTCACGGCCAACCTCTTCTGCCTGGTCTACACCTATATGGGCGTATTCAGCGGAGTTCATCGACTGAACCAGTTGCGGGTCATCAAGACCGCCGAAATCAATGACTGATTTAGAAAAGGGTATGTAAATTTTTTTCTTTTGTTCGTTAATCCTGTAAAGATTGGCTGGGATGGCTTTTTTCCATGTCTCAAGAGTCGTGTTGGTGAAATCGACACTTCTTTTACGGCAGAAAAAAAGCTTATTTCCTCTATGGGTAGCGGCCTTAACAAACATCCAAACACATAGAAACCAAGACTTACCGCCGCCCTTGGCTCCCCCGTAAAGAACTTCTTTTTCTTCGGCTTCAAAAGCTTCCTGTTGCTTTTCTGAGAGAGCTAAAGAGACTACTTTTTTTGGTTTTTCTTTATTGGGCTTTACCTCCTGGCGAGGTTTTTCCTCTTGAGGTACTTGTTCTTGAACCACCCCCCGTACTGAATCCCGATAAGCCTTTGTTCTTTTGTCTAATTTAGGAGTCATAGACCTTCTCTATCTTGTAATCATCAAAGGTCTCTTGAGCTTCTTTTGGCATTTCAGTATTAGAAAGAATCTCGTTTGTTCTTCTCTTTAGTTCTTCAATGACTGATAACTTGGGGGCTGTTACGGGACTGTTACTAGGACTGTTACTGGGTCTGTTACGAAACCTTCTTACACGGTCAGCGGTTTGTTCTTTATGAGCAGAGTGATACACCTTATTGTGATTTCGTTTATCCTCTGGATTTTTATATGGCAATGTAACAGTCCTTAGTTATTTGGGATTTGTGATGTGTGAATGAGTGTAATAATAATTACCAGTACTTCTATTGGCGGGGCATACGTCAACCCTACCCCCAGCCTTCCCTTTGCTATGTCCTATAATTGAAATCATGTTAAATAAAATAAGGTGTTAGTGTTGTACGCTCATATTCATATGATGATTCATCATAAAATATAAGGTGTTAATTAATCCTTCTTAGTCAGATTCACTATCTGAATTTCTACTGATTCAGCGTTGATGTTGTTTCTTTCTTCACCTAATAATCCGTGAAGTTTGTAGCCTGTTTCGATAGCTTTCATGCTGACATTTGGCTCTAAATCATCGTTTACCCATTTGTTGAGTCGTGTGTTCAAATGATTAATATCCAATCCCTGCTGATTCAAAAGCTCAATACATCTTTCCCTTACGTTAGGGTTTGTTAGCAACTTAGAAGCGTTTACTTTGGCTGAATCATAATTAGTTAATTGATAAGCTTCTTTATAAGCATTGGTAGGATTGTCTTTTCTTATTACTTCTTGGGCGAATTTTTCATGTTTCAGATTCTTTAGAGGGGGCATTTAATCTATTGTCCTTTTGAGCCAAGATTCGTACAGTTTGATAAATTCATCTAAGGGGGCGATTTTGATGTCAAATAAAATACGATTGGTATAACGCTGTTTATTGCTTAATTTTTTCAAAGTACAGATTATTTCGCCGTGTGCGGACATAAAAAAAGAGAGCTAAGATGATTAGTCCTAGCTCTCTGTTTAATCGAAACGCTTAATTTTCGCCGGAAAATAAAGCCCAATAGACACCACAATTTGTTATAGCTCTATATTCCGGCAAGGATAGAATACCACAATATATAGTGCTTGTCAAGTTATACACCACAATTTTTTCATCTAATAGACTACATTTTGGGGCGAGATACTAGATATTGTGTGTTTAATAGTGCTTATTAAATGGCTGAATTTCGCTATTAGAAGCTATTAGAGCGAGTTTGATAATTGTATTGAGGGATTGGCCTTATTTATGGCTGATTACATATTATAGTATGTATTTGTAGGGGTTTCCCTGATTCTTTAGTTATGGGCGAAAATAATACTAAATACTACTTGACGGCATGCCGTAATATATGGTAAGATTCAATCAACAGGAGGAAACGAATGACACCGAAGTACATGATTAACGGAAAAAACCTTTTGGCCGAGTTAAAAGACTTAAGAAAAAATTTAAGGGAAGCTAACAAGGAGGTGAGGTCAGAAGCTGAAATTACATTCATTAAAGGACTGTCAACAGCGATAGAAATCGTTGAATCACACATAAAGGGCTAATGATGAAAAACAAATTGACCGTGTACATCGAAGAAGAAATCATTAACAAGTTTAAGCACTACGCAATAGATAAAGGTAAATCAATGTCAGTGTTAATCGAGGAATGGATGAGAAAGATTACCAATAAACCTACTAAGGAGAATAAATAAATGAAAATCAATCTCAACCTAACAAAGTCTGAAGCGGAATCTTTAGCCTCTATTTGCCGAAGTTATCAGCCTTCAGATATTGCCTCAAAGACTGAACAGGCTAGAGAGTTTAAAGTCTGCAAGATGGTTGTTGAGGCGATTAATAAAGCACAGAAAAGCACAATCGACAAAAGGCTGAATAGAGTTTTCGGCATAACTACTAATAAGAAAGAAGGTTAAATAAATGACTTTTAAAATTAAATTAACGTGTAATTGCGAAGGTTACGATTGCAACTGTTACGGGCCGGCAATCATAACCATTACTAAGAAAGAAGGAGTTAAATAAAATGACAGCAAACACTAGAGATTTAGCAAGTTTTGGTTATAGAGAATTAGCTTTAGCGGGCGAACTGTTAAAAACATTAAAAACAAAAAATGATAAGACAAAATTCTTATCTCACCCACTATCAATTGAATTTAATCCAAATAGCGGTAATGTTTTTCTCGTAGATGATGATTGCAATGTGGCCATGATGAACGGTGAATATTTAGAGGACTTCTTTTCTTGCCCGATTTGCGGACACGAAGGCTTTTTAGAAGATATGGAACACGATAAGGATAATGAAGAATGTCAGGACTATTTAAAGCAGATTAAAGACTAACACTATGCTGTGTAAACATTGCGGACGGGAAGTTAAAAATCTTTCAAAGCAAAAATTTTGTGAGCTATGCGAAGAAGCTTACTGGGATGAATGGCACACTTGGCACTAACACTATATCTTAAACTCTGGGGGGCAAATGTTTCATAAACATGAATATACAAATGGTTTTCCTGTCAGTGGTTACGGATATACAGAATATTATATTAAGTTCTGTAAAGATTGTGGCAAATTGTTTTGGAAGCTTACAAAAGACATTGATAACTTATATCCTGATCTAATGGCAAAGGATACACAATGAATGATATTAAACTGGGGGAAATATGACAATCTATCCTAGGTCGGAACATGGAATTATGACAGTCTATGAACGTGACAGAAAAGGTGATGCTTGCCCTAAGTATTTTGTTTTAAATAAACTCACTGGACGAATGTTAGAAGAATTTAGACGGTTTAAAAGTGCCGAGAAATTCGCAAGAGAAAATAAGAAAGGGTAATACTATGAAGACAATTAACTGGAAAGAAGCTGTTAAGGAAATGCGGAAAGGAAAAAAGATTAAGAAAAAGTCTTGGCATAACGGAGACTATTTGTATTTAGCAGACGGTACTTTGTATTGTGATGGCGGTTTTGATTATTTAGATATGCTACACACGCAAGGCAAATGGGAGGTTGTGAAATGAACTCAATTAAAAAGGTTACGGAATTTGATTGGTGTTTGTTTTGCGAAAAGAAAACATTTCAGCTTACATTTAAGGACAAAACTCATTCGGAAAGTCTTTGCTATGGTTGCGGGAAAATAAAATCACTTCCAAATAAAAGGAGAAGAGTCAATGTCAACAATTAAAAAGGTTACTTGTGATTGTGGAGAAAGTGTTTCGGAAGATTGGATAAGAGAAAAGGGCTGTTGCCCTAATTGTCAGGAGGATTTAAAAATGCCAGCAATTAAAAAGGTTAAGCATACGGAAGAAGAATTAGAAAATCCAAAAGAAAAATCTATTCAACAAGTAATTAGCCTTATGATTGAAAATAAAATTAGCATTGAAGATATTTTATATGGTTTGCGCGACCGCGTTATGTCATCAGACTGTGAAAAGGAATAATGAAATTCTTTAAGCTTGTTGAAGTGTTTTTGTATACCGTGACTTTGATTGCTATTATTCTTTTTGTGGTACTCGTACTATACATTATGGCGATAAAATGATTACTGAATTTATTAACTACTTATCTGTAGAGCGCGGATTGTCTGATAATAGTTTAAGTGCCTATGAGTCAGACCTTAAGAAATATATGTCCTATCTGGATAAATTAAATATTTCTTTGGGCGCGGTTACGAGAAAAGACATTACAGACTTTCTCCTATATGAAAAAGAAAGGAATCAGGAATCTAGCTCTATCGCTCGGGCCTTGGTATCAATCAAGCTATTTCACCGTTTTTTAGTCAAGGAAGGCTTTATCAAAGAGGACGTGACCAATGTTTTGGAGTCTCCTAAGCTGTGGAAAAGGCTCCCCTCATTTCTCACGGTAAAAGAAGTCAATACCCTGCTTAATGTAAACACCAGAAAAAGGCTTGGTGTAAGAGACAAGTTAATTTTAGAACTTTTATATTCCTGCGGAGTCAGAGTCTCGGAACTGGTCAACATTAAAATGTCTGACATCAATTTAGACGGTCAGATTAAATGTTTCGGCAAAGGCAGTAAAGAAAGAATTGTTTTATTTGGGAAGCCTGCTAGAGAAGTATTAAAAAAATATCTATCAAGCCATAATCCTAAGGAGTATTTATTCAGTAGCGCAAGAGGCAAACTGACCCGCCAAAGTGTTTGGCATATTATTAAAAAATACGGAAAGCTTGCAGGTATCAGAAAAAAAATAAGTCCTCACACCATGAGGCATACTTTTGCGACCCATTTATTAGAACGTGGCGCAGACCTAAGAATCGTACAGGAACTTTTAGGCCATGCCGATATTGCCACGACCCAAATTTATACCCATGTATCAAAAGAGCATTTAAAATCCGTACATAAGGAGTTTCACCCAAGGAATTAAGGCGTATATTGTAATCGCTGTAAGTGCTTTAACTATATACCCTTACGGAGAAAATAATGATTGTAATATTTTACATTACACCTAGAATATTCGGGCGAAAGGAGAATCAACGCGCCCTATGTATTACACCCTAAAAGCAAAAAAAGCATTTTGGGAAGCTTTAATTGCTTTTAAAAACGAATGGAACGGTAAATATACAATGGCTGACCTAAGCCGAGATATTGGTTATAATCAAGGCTATGTTACAAACGTCATTAACAATGAACACAGGGGCGAAATCTCAATCCGATTTGTTTGTACTGCCATGATGAATTTAAAAATCGGATTCCATGAAGCCTTTGAAATTGTGTCGGTAGACACAAGCACAGAAAAATATACACCCTCAAAGACTATCGGACAGTTAGAACACGCTGACCCGATAGCTGGGAAATCGGTGCAAAGAATACGTCTAAAGGTTCATTCACCGGACGTTTGGAGAAAAAAATTTAATGAACAAGTGAAAAAAAATTTGACAAATAAATATTAATAGTGTATCTTACGCACAAATGACACTAACCTGCGAGAAAACCAATGATAAAACAAGCCGATAAAAATTCAAAGCCCTGTCCCTCTTTGTGTCAATCCACAATGAGCGCAAGCTCAATTTCTCGCAGAAATCTGGGGGACGGGCTTTTTTCTTTGTCTGAAAGAGTGGTAAGCTTTTCTTTACGTCCCATAGACCAGATTATAGGGCGTAGCGCAGGAACGGCCTTTTTAGGCCGTTTTTGTGCGATTCTAGCCCTTTTTATAGCCTTACCGTCCGTATTTGCCTCCGAACCCCTACAAGTCGATTTAAACGCAATTAAACAAATAGAATCTTCGGGCAATCCTTTTGCCTTTAATCCAAGGTCAAAAGCGACAGGCTTATATCAAATAACGCCAATTTGCCTTAAAGACTATAACCAATTCAATAAAACCTCTTTTTCCGCACTAGACCTATTCAATCCTGAAGTAAACCAGTTAATCGCAACCTGGTATCTCACTAAAAGAATACCGCAATTATTAAAGCACTTCGGTCATAAAGACACCACCCAAAATAGACTGATTGCCTATAACTGCGGAATCTCTTGTCTTAAACGCAATTCCCTTCCAACAGAAACCAAACAGTACCTAAAAAAATACGAAAGAGAGGCAAACCATGTTTAAAAAGTACAGCAAAGAACACATGAGATGGCTTGATGAAGCACATTCTTTACTGGGAAACAGGGTTTTTTCTAAGGACTTTAAAACGATGGCGCAAATTGAACGTGAAAGAGAGCAAAAGTTTTCTCAACTTAATTACATGGTAAATCTGCCTTTAAATAAACCTGAAATTTTCGGCGGGTCGAATGATGGATTTGACTCAAGCCTTTAATTATCACAAGGAACATTGTGAGCATTGTTATTCGGGCATAGACAAAGAATTCTGCTACGCATGGCATCACTTACAGGAAATCCTAAAAAATCTGAATGTTAAATGAGCTACTACTACTGTAACTGCGGAAACGAGGCTTCACTTACCGACCTACATGATTACGGAATGTGCCGTGACTGTTACGAGGATGAAAAATCAAGACAGTGTGCCGAGTGTTATGAAGTCATGGAGTATGAATTAGAGGATGGCATGTGCAAGGTCTGTTATCAAAGTTACTGGAAAGGGGAGAAATTAGATGAGTCAGCCTAAAGACGGCGGTTCAGCGTTTCCAAGTTTAGACAAGATTGGACACTTAGCAAAAGGAATGACTCTCCGTGATTATTTTGCGGCGAAGGCTATGCAAGGAATGCTGATTAACGAGTTCGACAGTCAAAGTGTAATCAGCTTGTCTGAAGCTTCTTATCAAATCGCAGACGCCATGCTAAAGGAGCGTGAAAAATGAACCACACGCCTACGCCTTGGACTATTAAAAGACATGACCTTGGAGATGAAGAATATTGTTTAGTTCCACAGGAAATTATCGGAGCTGACAAATTTAAAGTAGTGTCTTCCGAGGGTGGATTGGCACCAGATTCAGAATGGACAAAAGAATTACTTGAAGCAAACGCCGATTTCATCGTCACGGCTTGTAACGCGCATGACCGGTTTGTTGAACTTTTACAGGAATCTAGTTCAAAGATTCATGCTGAGTTTTGCGGTTTGAACCATGACAGCCTCTGCCAAGAGATAGACGAAGCCCTCGCCAAAGCCGGAATCAAGGAACGTGAGAAATGAACCAATTAGAGCTTAAATTCAGAGGAATGTCTTTAAGTGCTGAAAAGAATAAGGAACTCTTAGAACGAGCTAGAGACATAGCAAGAATGATTGGTTTGGGCGGTCGAGAGATAAGTATTAACGACATAAGGGACGCATGGCCTTCAATGCCGTCTGGTAATTGGATTGGCTCTATTTTTAAAGATGAATTTGAACCATGCGGATTTGAAGAAGCAAGGCACGAAAAGAGCCACGGAAGAATCGTTAGAAAGTGGAAGCTTAAGTAAATTTTTTTTGTTCTTTAACGTAATGTTTTGACTTATTGGGGCGTAAGTGAATGGCGAAAATTAAGGGGATGTTCGCACCTTTAACACAGGAACTAGGAAACGATGAACGCTTCATTCTCCAATGTACAGACTTTGAAAAACTTATGTATATGTTGGTAATTTACACAACCCACATGACCCGACATCAAGCACCAATCAATCCAGATTACTACAAAAGACGATACGGTTTGCGTACACGTAGAGTACACATAGCGAACGCTTTGAAGACACTTACAACACGATTTCCGAAGTTAACCTGTACTGACGGAAAATTAAGTCTTTTAAATTCAGCCACTTACAAACTTCAGAGTTTTGAGACCTTACACAGAGAAGAAGAAGTAGAAATAGAAGTAGAACCAAATATAGAACCAAAGCAAAAAACTTCTGGGTTTGAGAGATTTTGGATTTCTTACCCGAGAAAACGCAGTAAAGGCCAAGCCGAGAAAGCTTGGAAAGCCTTGAAACCGAACGAGCATCTCCAAGACCGCCTTTTAGTGGCGTTAGAGAAGGCCAAGACTTCGGCAGACTGGCTAAAAGATGGCGGGCGTTTCATTCCCTACCCCGCCACTTGGTTAAACGCTAGGGGATGGGAGGATGATTATGAGTCAGGACACGGAGAGTCTACAAGCGAGCGCATTAAGCGTATTGCCCAAAGCGCAAAACAAGTTTCTTAGTCTCTTGCATGAGGGTTTGAAGGGTGACGAATTGCAAATCGCAATTTTTACTCTCACGGTAAAAGACGATGAAACTTGGAGTGACTTTAAACCAGCGCGGATACCGATTGCGCCAACAGGATTTTCAGACGCTTGGCAAGCTTACGCAAAAGAAAAAGACGAAGGAGAGCGTTCAAAGTCTTGGAAAGAAATTCAGGTCATATTTGGCGGTTATCTAAAAGCAAAACAAGAAGCTGAAGCAAAAAACATTTCCGACACTCACTTTTTGAAGCAGATGAAAGAAATGTTTGATAAACACAAACTCGAAACTTATTCAAAGCTCGTTCAAGAGAGGATTTACAAGTACAGGGGCTTATGATTTCACAAACTCAAATGCTCATCCTTTTGGGGGCGTATATCATTGTCTCTATTACTTCCCTGTTTGAGCAGAATTGGCCCAGAGCTTTATACTTTTTTTCAGCGGGACTAATCACAATCAGCGTTTTACTCATGGGGGCAAAATGACACAAACTGCTTTAGAAATGCTTGAAAATTCAATTAAAGATTGTGAATGGTTTATTAATTATCACAAACAAAAATTAGCAGAATACGAAGTTTTATTAGACGCTCTTAAACTACGCGAGGCGGTCAACAATGCAAACTGAAAATAAAGACGAGGCTGTGCAACATTTAGCAAGTATTAATGCAAATTATTTAAGAGCTGTTGAACCACAAAAACCAAAAGTAGAAATCAAATACTGGAAATCCGCAAAAGTACCAACCGTTCAATATGGCTCAAAAGACATTTGCCTTACTTTGTCATCTTTAGTTGACAGCGATAAGGTCGCCGAAGAATACGAAAAGTTAAGAGCCTTTGTAGATGAAAAAGTAGATAGTCAGGCCAATTCTATTGCGAATGATTTATCCAATGTCAGGATTAGAGAAAAGAACGGAAAGAAATATCCATCTGTAACGTCTATCCTCTCCCCTGACCCGATAAATATTCCGAATATTGAGAAGTATGCAACGAGAGGAACAGAAATTCACAGACTAATCAACAAGTACCTTGCAGATGGAGTTTGGGAAACTCCAACGGCTGACTGTTCTCCTCTCAAATATGAGGATATTAGATACAAAGAGTTTTTTGATAAGCACGATGTAAAGTTTAGACCCAAAATGGATTTTCTTAACCTAGAAGTCTTTAACGAAAAGCATTTATACAGTGGCGAGATTGATATTTATTGCAAGTATGAGGGAAAATTAACCGTTGGAGATTTTAAAACTGGCTCATGGAAACTAGAACAACTTGTGGCTTATGCTAAATGTGCTTCTATTTGCAAAATTGAACAAATCGCCATATTCGATTTAAAAAAATGCGTGGTAGAAACATGGACAATGGATGAGCCAGAAGTCGAAGAAGCTTGGGAGAATTTTCTTAAACTTCGCGGTAGGTTTTATGAGCGTTTCAAACTGTGAAAATTGTAAAAGGTGTGGCGTAGAAATAAATCAACATAACGAAACGTGGCTCTGTTTCAGATGTTTCGATAACTTAACTCAACTTAAAGGAGAAAAAGAAATGGGCGGATTAAAAGATTTTCAACGTAAAAACAGCAAATTTATAAAATTAGAAGATGGAGAAAGTTTCACTGGAAAATATAACGGCTATAGTTTTTCCATGAACACAATGACTGGAAAAGAAGTGCCTGTATATAAGTTCATCATAGACGGACAGGAAAAACTTTTTCAAACACAATCAGGAAAAATGTGCGCTTTCTTTGACGAGGATTCGGGTTCCGCAAAAAAAGGACAAATGGTCAAGATTACACGCAAAGGTTTAGCCATGCAAACTTCTTATGAGCCTGAATTAATTATTAACGACAATGATTTAGGGCCAAGTCAAGAAGTTCCATTCTAAATGAATAGTAAAAAATTAGACCAGTTAGACTCTATGTTTAAAAATGGTTACTTAATTTGGTATGCAGACTCTAAGGGCAAAGTATTTGTTGAATGTTTTAATCCGAAAGAGAATGAAGGAATTAGTAACTTGTTTGAAGAAGCAACAAAGCATTTAGTCTAACCCAAAGAACAAGAGGTAGAGATTAATATGACAGAGATACAAATTGTGATAAATGAAATGCGGGCAATTCACAGAGAACTATCTGAACAAATTAAAATCTGTCAGGCACGACTTAAATCATTAGAAGATAAATTATTTAACCCACTCACTCACTAAAGAGTAAGTATGGATAAATACGAGCATTTAGGAATTGATGACTATGAATTAAAGGAATGGATTGGCACTTTAGGGTCTATGCCGATTAAAAGGCATTACCACGAAGACCATTCACAGCCTTATGGAATGGAAATGGCGCATGTTTTTGAATTAGAGAACGGAAAGTTTGCTTTGGTCGTTGAAAGTGGTTGTAGCTGTTATGAGCCGTCTAAAGCAGGAATTGAGCTATTCCCTACCCTTTTAAAAGCCAAAGAGCAATTTGATAAATGGGATAAAGAAAACCGCCACAACAATAACTAAGGAGGAGATATGGGTGATGAAGAAATAGACAGACTTAAAGAAACAAATGAAGTGCTTTTTAATTTACTAAAGTGGTCTTATGAGCAATTTACAAATATTCAAGACTGTCACATGGATTGTGATGTTCCTGATTCAGAACATAAAATGTTTAAATTAGCTCAAGAAGGAATAGAAAGATTACATCATTTTGTAAAACCCGCCCCAAATAACAAAGAGAGTGTATGAGTTACCAAGAAATGCTTAATTTTATTATTTTCGTTTTTGTAATGGCTTTCTTGATAAGTGTTGCTTGGCACATTGGAAAGAAATTTGTTAGATGACCCTTTGGCAAAAGATACACCTACTCGCCCGCTACAATGACTTACTAAGCAGGTCTAAACCTTTTAATAAGCAATCTGATTATGAATTTGTAGTCGAATGTGTAGACGGACTTCAAGGACTCGGAAAGCTAAACGACCTAGAAATTGAAGAATATTTAGAAAGCTGGAAGATAAAGAAGATTAATAAAATTTACGAGAAAACTGAAGTGAAAATAACGGATGCAATTTACAACGCAAAAGATACACAAAATTCATAAAATGAAAAACACGTGTCAAGAATTATTTTCAACTTTTTTTCCAAGTGTTAATTTTCTGAAAATGGATTTTCCGATTGTTTTTGGTGTCAAAACCGCATTTTTGAAAAAGTGCGTTTTGTATAATACACAAAAACAAGGAGCAGAAAATGAAAACAATAAATATGAAGTTGAAACGAACAGTGACATGCAAAGTGGTTGGTGTGAACGGCGAAGTGAAAATCAAATTCCCGAAACAGACCTTGGGGCCGATAGCAATTCAATTCCACAAAGCAGACGGAACGAGTGTCATCACAAGACAGTGGGAATTAATCTTAGACGGCGATACGCTCAAAGCAGAAAGGCTGGTGTAACATGGCCTGGCTCAAAGTCTACGAATGGGAACGCGACACTTGGCCTGAGTTTCAAACCGTTCACGTTGAAAGAGAACGGCAGAAGATTCTCATTAAGAAGCTTTCTAAACATTTCAAGGTTGATGAGCCTTACCTTGCCTACTCTAAACAGCGTGGAGCAAATGCCATGTCTGGAAACGGAGGCGCGGCGGGTCGGTATGTTCCGAGTAAATACTTCCCAAAAATTAAACTTGGTAAAGTTACGACTCTTGGAACGCTCTGCCATGAGTTCGCTCACCATCTTAATTACCGAAGGTGTGAAGGCTTTGGACATGACAAGAAGTTCAAACGAGAACTTAAACGAGTTTACACATGGTCAAGGAGATACTTGCCTTGCCAAGTGACTTTAAATTCTGTCAGTGCGCCAAAGTATGTAAGCTAAAAAGACCACTATCATTATCAGAGCTAACTATAAAACTAGAACATCGTCAGAGAGATTATTACTTTTTACTTTTAGGAAAGATTTGTCAGTTGTGCGGTGAAGTTGCAAATTGCATAGACCACTGTTTTTCGAGAATGACTAGAGAATTATTTTGTGATGAAGACAATTTAACAATTCTTTGCAACGGTTGCCATCAACAAAAAACAAAACAGTGGAATTCCGTACACTTAAAAGTATTCGACCTTGTAAAACAAAAGTGCGGAGAAAAAAAGTTTAATAAAATGTGGAAAATCGCCAAAGCTAGACTTCCCTGGCCTAAGTGGAACCGCCAATATGTACAAGAAATGTTAGACAAATATACCAGAAAGATAGAAAAACACTTGGAGAAACAATGACCGAATATCACGAGTTAACTGAAAAGATTTGGGGCAGATTTAATTTAGACGTAGTAAATCAAATTGTAAAAGAGTACCTATCTGAGAAATCAGAAGAAATAAAAACTGGAATCAACATGATTGCGCCGAATCAAACTGTTGTGCCTGATGTTGAATCAATCCTCGGTCTACATAAAGGCACAGAAAGTAAGGAAGAAATACAACCGCATGAATGTATGTTTTCTAATGTAACTGGATTATGCGGAACGTGCAACAGACCGCACCCGTCTAGTCAACCTCAACCAGAACAGGGTAAGTGGTGTGAACATATTAAATGGCAACAATACGGTAAAAGTTCAAGTGGTTATCCTGGCGGATATTGGGGCTACATTGTCGGTTACCCGCAGAATATTTGTGACAATAAATCTGTTGGCTCTTGGAAACAATGCCCAATCTGCGGTACTCCACGTCCACAACAACAGAGCTTTCGGGATAGATTGGAAATCGCAATCGGTGATAACAATACTGTAAATGCGTGTAACGAAGTTCTTCAATTATTCAAAGAAGAAATCGAGAAAATTAAGTGTGCTTACGAAGAATCAGACAAAGATTGCGAATGTTCATATTGCTCAATAAAAAGACAACTTCTAATAAGTTTGAAAGACTAACCCATGAAGAAACCCAAACATAAGACTAAGGCTAGGAAGTGGAAAGGTAAAATGATTCTAAATACCGAAACTGGCGATCTTCTTCGATTACCAGCAAACGTATTAGCAATTTTTCACATAAAAGGAATATACAAACATAATCACAAAGTAATAGACGTAATCATCCAAGAACTAAAGTAGATATGGGCGTGGTGTCTTACCTTGATTTGTGTCGGGAAAACTATCGGGACACTAAGCGAAAATTACCGAGCCTCGCCCAAAATAACAAAGCGGATGTGTCAAATTGAACCATTTTGTTAGAACCAACAAAATGGTCGGATGGCGCGAGAATGAATCAAAGGAAACTAGATTCTGAAAATGGGTTGCATAATGCAGGAGTTTCCACAGCTTATGTCCATCATAATTATCTATTCCCTGCCCATCCGCTTTAATTTAACCAAAGGATACATAGGAGGAAGTTATGGGAAAGTATCGTAAGAAGCCAGTAGTGATTGACGCGATGGAATGGCGCGGTTGGAACATCGCAGAGCTCAACGAGTTTTTTAAAGAATCACATCTTTTACCAACCGTTTTTGCAGATGGAAAGGCTAAAATTCCTGCGCTTGGAGGCATGGTGACGGCCGAAAAAGGTGATTGGATTATCAAAGGCGTTCGAGGTGAATTTTATCCCTGCAAACCAGATATTTTTGAACAAACTTACGAGGCTGTATGAAATATTTACTATTTCTCCTCCTTTCCCTACCGCTCTCAGGTGAGGTGTTTGGGGAGGAATTTCCCGAGGAAAGCACACTTTTTATTGGTGCAAGTGATGAGGGTGGGTGGGTAGACATTGTGGAACCTGAAGACGTAACATATTCATTTTTAAAAGAAAACTATCCCGCATTTTCAATCGAAGAAACTGAAACAGAATATTTGATTACACTTCACCCGAAGATGGAGTCTAAATGAGTAAAGGTCAATTAATGGCACTTCTAACTTTGGAGTGTGTCAGACCAAAATATATTTATACAGATACAGTTTGCGCCGCACCATTACCACTTATTTGGAATATGACTTATGATTTTTATCCAATTATTCAAGGACAAAAAATATTTGAGTTTAACTTATCAACATTAAATTACAGACCAATATTTCATGACCAAAATTGAAAGGAATAAGTGATGGAGCTTTGTCTGAAAATTTTATTAAGTTTATTTTTAATTTTAGGAGTGGCGTTAGCAATTTTTATTTCCATATTTGTTATGCGCCAAATTTGGGAAATAACCTTATGACCCAACCTGCCCCAAAGTCACTTAGTGAGGAAATAGAAGACATAATGATATTTTTTAAAATCAATTGGCGTTCTGACGGCCAATCTTATTTAAAAGAATCAACCCAAGCCATCCTTCAAGCAATAGAGAAAAGGATTCCGAAGGAAAAGAATTATATCGAAGAACCATCTTTTAGCATTAAACCGTTTGATAATTCAGAAAACAGAAGATTATATGCCATGTATAACCTCGCCATCCAAGACCTAAAACAATCCTTCGGGATAAAGGAATAGTATGAGTCAGCAAAAAGCTGAAAGAACTTATCAATGTCCTAATTGCGGAGAATGGTATTCAAGTCCATGCCACCATAGTTCAACAAGAAAAGCCCCTTTTGGTAGCGTGACTCTTTACTGTGTTTGTGAAAATTGCGCTAGGAATAATAGACAGAGGGACTCCCAATGACAGACCTAAAAAAAGAAGCTGAGTTACTCCATGCCTGGCTTGACCAATGGGATGTTGAAAACTATCCAGAAAAGAAAAAAGAGTGTGTTAAGCGTATCCACCAAGCACTTATAAAGGTGCGTAATGAGGCGATTCTTGAATGTGCTGAGATTGCTGAGGATGTTTATAACTTGCCAACAGGGAAAATAATTAAAACAACCGAATGTCCAACAAATATTGGGTTTTTTATCTCAGAAGCCATCAAATCCACCACCCAACCAGAAGCGGAGTGAAGAAGATGAAGCATGAAATTTTATGGACAAATGATTGTGGCGGTAAAAAGAACTATGATGGCCCGCTTGTTTCAGTATCGAGTCGTTTCTGGCCTCAAGGCGGCGGGTTTTTAATTTTTAATAATGGCCAGTTTGAAGATAATGAAACACGTCCACACATAAAGCCATCCGCTAACTCAACAATTTATATTGGTGAAAAAGAAGTTGTTTCGATGGATTTTGAGGCAGAAACAGAGAAAGAAGTTATGGATTCTGTTGAATCATGGGTTCAAGAGCAATTTGAAAAAATCGTTTCTACTCTGTCTAAAGTATTTGAAATTTCAAACCAGGAGAACTAACTCATGGAAGGAGTGGGTAAATGAAGCTTGAATTTTTGAATTTTGTTTTTAATCAAGGTGACAATGTAACCGTAAGACTTGGCTTGAAATGGTTCAGAAATGTAAAGCCTGATGATTACATAATGGCTGGCCCAAGTGACGAAGACCATGATTTTGAAGTTAGAATTTTGGCTGTTATGGCCTGCCCCTTAGAGTTAATTCCCGAATCATGGCTTGCGTTAGAGCATGACCCAAAGTGTAGAAATTTAGACGGACTTATTGAGTGCTTGAAAGAAACTTACAGTGACCCGTCTATCAACAGACAAACAGTTATAACGGCTTTAATGTTTCGTTGAACCAAAGGAATAGTCATGGAAGATAAGATAGCGGAGATTAGGCACTTACTAAAAGTCGCAGATGATGAAAACAAAAGGCTTGAATCAGAACTCACCCGCCAAAATGAATTGATTGAGTCAATGGCAGAGGCGTTAAGTAATTTAATATTTACAGCAAGTAAACTTTGGGATGATACAGAAAAACCAATTATGTCAGGCGGCGCAATAACTGTAACTCATCCAATAATTGAACAAGCTCGGGAAGCACTCAAGAAGTATCAAGAGTATAAAAGGCCGACATAAACAAACTCTGTCTGGGTTGGGCGGGTAGGTAGGCTACCTGCCCTATGTCGGTTTAAATTATGAAAATATTAGATAGATTAAGTTGGTGGTTCTATAAAACATTTATTCTTCCAAAGGAAGTAAAACTATGTCAATCAAAGGAAGCAGAAACAGAGTAAGCGATTTTAAATCTTTTGAGAAGAACTATGATGAGATTTTTCGGAAATCTTCTCGCCGCGAAACCAAGCCCCGCAAGCCTGACACTGAAGAGACTGATACCGAGAATACCTTAAAACCCGAAAACCCCTCTTCTGAACATTCCTAGAATTGCAGTTAGGACACTCTCCGCTTTCACTAAAGTTTGGGTGATTCTTAATCCACCCCCTAAGTCTAAGATAGACCCTATATAATAAATCCACATCTTTTTTATTATACTTCTTCATTTCTTCCCAGTCTTTTTTCTTCCCCGCCATACAGCCTTCCCACATAGCAAAGCCTCGGTGTTTAATCTTCTCACCTTCTCCTAGGTCTATACCTAGATTTTCAAGTGAATTAGAATCAAATGCGGCGATTCTCTTAGCTTCTTTTTTAGTGTCTATTGTTTTATACGGACTTGGCGGATGGAATTTATAGACAATGAAACGGGCATTTATTTTTTTAATATCAAAAGAATCTCCGTTATGAGCAATAACAATATCTGCTTCATCTAGGAGTTTGTGGAGTTTTTTAAGAAGGTCATATTCGGATTGATTATCACAGGCAATGACTTGAGTTTTACCGCCAAGCCATTGATAGGCTACTGAAAGAATGGTGAATGGTCTAATCTTTTTAATAACATCGGTTTCCCACATATTCCAGGTATAGCCGATGATAGGACTTGTCTCTAAGTCCGCTAACAGTATTTTTGCCGTATAAGGCTCCTGCTGTTAGAAAAATGCCAAGTGAACTCCAAGGGCTACAAAAGCTGAAATCATCAATAAAAGGGCTGTATAAGCCCAGAAAGGTTCAGCCTTAGCCCATCTCTTCCACATATTTGATATGGTTGTCTTTTCTTTGGAATAAAGAACGCCCCATATTTCATAACCTATTACTAATGTTGTTACAGCCGAAAGAAATGTAAACCAAACCATCTGCCCTCTAAACCAAAGAATAGTCATAGATAAAGCGTCACAGATGATGAGTACCCAGAGAGAAATCTGTCTGATTTGTTTTCCGAGTTCGTTGTTTAACATTATTTACCGAGCCTTACTTTCATGATTTCTTCCATATATTTTTCTGTAACACAAGTCCACTCACCTTCTTGGCGAATGTCTTTTTCTGTTTGCGGATAAAGATAAACTTTTTTGGCACAACCATTAAAGGCGGTTAATGCGGCTAAACATAAGGTTAATATCACTAATCGACTTAGCATTTGGAACCTCCTTTAATAATTCATTTGTTTTTTCTTTTTGTTCATCGGTAAAATTGAAATACCTTGTTGCGAAAAGCAGTATGAGCTGTAGAACCAATCCAATGATTGCGATAACGCTCATGTTTATAACCAAAAAAAGAATTTAGGGAATTTGTGTTTGAGAAGATTTGTGAGTCCGGAAATCACACCAAAAGCTCCGGCAACCAAAGCTCCCTGCTGTTCCGGTGAAAGCTCAAATCCGGCTATGTGCTTTGCTATAAATGCAGAAGCAACAGAAACCCCACCAGCAATCACACCCCTTAAAACTTTGTCTAGCGTCTTTTTAATATCAAACATCTTCTTCTCCTTGGTTAATATCGTTTTCTAATAAAAGTCCAGGACAAGCTTTTGTATGCTCATCCAGCTCATCAAATACTATGAATCTACCGCCACAAATGGCGCAGGTAATCATTCGTTTCACTCTCTAAACAAATCATCAACAGCCTTAATAAATGCTCGTTTTCTTTCAGCTTTTTGAACCCTTGGAATGTTGATTGATTTTTGGTTTAGAAGTTGGGCCGCTTCTTCAAGAAGTTCCAGTATGTCAAAGTACATTTTTTTGTAGTCTTTTTTCATTGCTTAACAAATAAAACGATTAACCAAATTAAAAAAGCACCAGAACCGCCAATGATTGGAACTAATGCAACCTTTAGACCCCAAATAAAATTATTAATAAACCTTTCTACACGGTCAAACCTAACAACAAGCCCATTTTCCGGATTTCCGTTTCCGGTTAATATTTTGTGCATATCATCAATTTTCTTAATAGCTTCTTTAACTTGACTCATGCCGCTCTCCACTTTGCAGATAAATAACTTTCGACTGTGTTTTGTTCTGCGTCCGTAAGCGCACGATTGTAAAGAATGATTTCAAGGACATATCCATGCCATCTTGCAAATCCTGAAGCAATCCCTAAATCAATGTCTGAGGCTGACGCTGTAGTTCCTGTTTGGGGGTCGGTGTCATTAGTTCCCTGAAAATACCAGCGTATATTCGCACCGTCATAAGTACATTTTCTGACGTAGAAAAGGTCGATGGTTCCAAAGCTTCTTGCTCCTGAAACAAATGCCGATGTTGTGACACCGCAAGTATAGTTACCGTTACCTGGGACAGAAATTACCCTGATTGAAGCAGAGCCTATCTCATATAAGCCTCTGTTGCTTGAGCTAAAAGCCCTATTAGCAACGATATAAAGCGTAAACCCTGACAGTCCATCCACACCAGAAGCGGAAGAATCAACCATTGAATCAGCAATACCGTCAAAGAAAAGACCTGGCTTATCGTTTATGACACTGTCTGTATAAACAGGTCTGTTACTCGCTGTCGCTTGAGTGAAATGATTTGCGTTAGAGGACTTGTCTTTAAAGAACCCGATTGTATCGCCTAACTCGGCAGGGTCAGTATCATCTGTGCTTTCAAATAAAGTAGACGGGTCATTTAAGTCATACCAGGCAATAAGTCCTGAAAACTCATCCGGTGAGAAGCTTGAGGTTTCACTGGAAGCCTGAATAGACGCGCCTTGTATGTTGGAGCCTTGAATTTCAGGAAAGCTTTGAGGGCTAAAGAGCAAAGACGCTGTTAAAAGGAACGATAGGAACTTTTTCATTATTCCTGTCCGAAACAGTTATACATAATCACATCACTTGAAAAGTCAGTTGCGGCAGGGGCCGTAACAATAAGTGTTGTGGTTGTTGTCGTTGCCGCTAACGTAATTGCTGAATCCTCGCCTGTCACATTACAAGAAGGGGCATTTGTCCAACCTGAATTAAACGTCAAAGTACAAGTATCTGAAGCAGACGTTCCTATTGTAATTTTCCCGCCCATATCGGTTGCTGTCGTGGAAATTGAAGGAGAAGTGCCGCAAGATGAAAGAGTTGGAGCCGTTCCGGTTGTTTCAACGTGACCGCCCATTTCAATATCATCTTCAGAAACGTCTACAGTCAGAAGCCCTGCTACTGTGTCACCGTTCACAACCAAATCATCATCAGCATCACCGCCTGAAAGATTATTCACAATCAAACCTTCATCTACAGTTGATTGAGAAGTGCCGCCAGTAGCTATCGGGTCAGAGAAAGTCAGAAGGTCTGCTGAATGGGTTGCTGTTAAATTTCCATTGTTGAAATTTAAGACAGCACCAGAGGCTAGAAATATGTCTGACCACATGAGGGTTCCTGTTCCAAGCGCAGAACCATCACTTGTTTTAGGAACAAGAGTATGAGGAAATTGAAATTGTGAGGTTGAGGAATCGAAAATGCTTCCCCCTGTAAAGACAGTGTCAGAATCAGGGGGCTTGTTATATTTCAATGCTCCCGCAATCGTAATCGTATTTGAAGTAGACGTAATTGAATTGGTTTGTCCTGAATCAGTAATAATATTTACGTCTTTTAAGGTTAGACCGGAACCAGAAACCACAATCGGAACTTGCGCCATTCCAGTGTTATCAATTGTTGAATCAGAGATTCTGACCGTACCGCCTTCGTGTAGAACTTTTCCTTTAATTGTTTGGCAATTGATATTCGCAACAACCGTTCCTTCGGTTTCGATGGCAAGATTATTACCTTTGATTTCTGTACAATTATTCACATAGGTATAAGTCTTATCACCACTCCAAACATAAATTGCGGCTTGTGTGCTTGTGGTTTCTGCTTTAGTTACATTCAAATAGGTAATGGAATCGCCGCCAAGGGGGTTTCCAGATTGGTGCTCAAGGCATTGACCACCGCCCTTGCAAAGGGGGGTTGTGAGAGTAACAGTTCCTTCTGCTCCATTATTCCAGAGACAGTCATAACCAGTTGACCAACAATAGTCATAGAATGTAAAGACGTGATTGACTGTGCCACCAGTGCCAACAGGGTTAATACAAGGCGTGCTTTCATTATTTGAGGTGGTTTTACATGAAAGACCAGTAACGTGCCAAGATGAATTGGCGCCCTCTGGTTTAAATACAGAAGCTCCGTTTGTTCCAGTTGAAATAAATCTTCCGAATCCGGTAATCTGTGTCGTAACGTCAGACCCGCCATCACTGAAGCAAGCCCCTGCGTGCGTACAGGTAAAAGAAGTTCCTGCTGAAAAATGATACGTTACGCCGCTTTTAAGCGTAATCGTAGAGCCAGAGGATATATTTCCATTTAGGACGTAAAGCGTATCACCTGATACTGCGGCTGTGTTCGCTGAATTAAATGCGGTCAGTCTTGCGGCATCTGTATCCGCTGTGGCGTTATATGGAGTGCAATCGTTAGCGTCATTACAGAGAAGGATTAATTCATCACGTTTTAGGCCAATGTCTGTAAAGTCTATTCGATTAACACCTGTTGACGATGTGACTTCTATAGTATTTGCGCCGCCGGAACCATCATCAAAATTCAATTTTAAGTTTTCATCATTACCATTACCAAGGCCCTGCCAAGTCCAAGCACCGTCTCTATCTTCTGTAACCAACACTCCGTTATGGCCGAAATAAATTTCCCCGCCTGCTGTAGCTTGAGAAATTAATTTAATATAACTGAGTATGCCTCCAGAATTAAGTTCAATATTTCCAGTAGTGTTAGAAACAACCAATCTATCGTCTGTAAAAAAATGGAAGATTTCTGAAGTCTGGTCACCGCCTGAAGCACTGAAAATTAGGCTCGGAGAATCTCCATTTCCACTTATGGTTAAATCACCTGTCATTGTGTCGCCAGTCACATTGACATAGCGCGTATCATTTGATGATTGAGTTGGAAGGTCAACAGTAACAGTGTTACCAGATGAAGTTAATGACCCGTTTGGAAAAGCAAGTTGTTTGAGACAAGCTTTCGGGTCTCCGTCTGATTCTTTGTAACAATATGGCGGGTCTCCAGCAAAAACTGAAGGAATAAAAAGCAAACAGAAAAGTATGACTAACTTAACTTGCATAAACATAAGTCACTCCTTCTCCGTTCACTTGTGAATCAAGCCATATATTTGACAAATCATTTGTTTCAATACGGATGCTTTGTAATCCAACAAGCGGTCTTCCGGTTCCATTAGCGACATTAGAACCTCCAACCCATATATTTGATGTATTTGCTTCTTTGGCGACTATCTCAACCCACTTAATCGCAACTGAAGATGTTGATAATTGAACTCTTGTACCAGCCGTGGTAACTGTTCTATTTCCACTTCCGATAGTTGAGGAAAGCCCTAAACCAATTCCACGAATCTCATCAATCGTAATTCCAGACTGACCTGCGTAAACAACTCCAAGGTTGTCTGTAGACTCTTTAAGTTTTTCAATAGCCTTTACGAATTTATTTCCATCAGACATTCTGACTGAAAGAGGTTTGTTTGGGCGGTCTGATAGGAATTTGAGGTTTTCTAAAGCATCAATAATTCCCTGTACATTAATATGTACGTCAGATGGGTTTACCGTAACCCTTGGTTCAGGGACATAAACTGAAGGAACCTTAATTTCTGGGACAATGACATCAGGAACTTTAATTTCGGGGATATTAACGTCATGTGTAATATGTGGTCTAAACTCAATAGAACCAATGACTTCCATCAATTTAATAATGACTTGAATAAGCTCTTTTAGATGGTCTACATTTACATTAAGCTTTGAAGAGCTTTTTAGTGTTTCACCGAGTTTCTTAGAAAGAATTGATAATTCCTTCTTCAAACCCAGCCTCATTTCGTCAAAATTGCCTACTTCTACTTGACTTGACATTAGTTAAGTCCTTATATATACTCTAGTTATGCGAGTTTTGGTTATCCTACTACTCAGTACAGAGCTTGCTTACGCCGCCCCAAAGTGCGGAGCTATTGTTGTTAATCAAAATCCAAGAGTCTTTAATTCCGAAGCTTCCTACGATTACATCCTTCATGCTATGGTCAGAAATTCTTGTGTTGACCTTCCTATATATAATGTTGAAGGGAACCTGATGTTTATTGATATGGATGGAAAGGTTATTGGCACAGAAAAGAAACCGATTGCCGAAAAACTTATGCCAGGAGAATTTAAAGAAATTCTTCTTCACGGCACAAAGTACAAGATGTACCCAGGCCCAGTTGAAATTGGCGGTCTTGAGACCACTTTTAATAAATAGGAGAATAAAGTGAGTAAGAAACGAGAAACAAGCCTTAAGGGTCGTGATGCAAGAACTGGTCAATTTATTCCAGTTAAAGACGCTAAAAAACGTCCCAACACCACCACAGTTGAAAGAGTTCCGCTTCCTGGTAAAGGAAGAAAATAATTTCATTTCTTTAACACCGTTGTTTTTATAATAGCTCTTTTGGGGATAGTTAAATCACCACATCCCTGTAACTTTTGATTTCCGTTTCTCTCTCCAGCTATATGTGGAACAAGAGAAACAACATCTTTGTTTTCAGCGGCGAGCCAACCGACTGATTGGCAATACAAGGCTTCGGCAGAGTTTTCGATAGTCTCGAAATCCTGCCAGCCTCGGCTTGAGTGTGAATCTACCCATTCAATCATTAAAAGTTTCATATAAGGAGATTGCTAATGAGAACAATAGTATTACTCATTGCGTTAGTTTTAGTTTGTGGAACAGCGTTTGCTGAATACGGTTACAATGAAAATAGTTACGGTACAGGCTATTTCCGAGATAACTCAAATGACGGAAACCCTTATAACAACGTAAACCAAGGCTATACGAATCACGGATATATTTCTGGAAACGGCGAAACAATCTGTAACACCATTTATGGAGGTTGCTGATGGAACGCATAACAAAAAAAGCGTATGACTTTTTGGTTGCGGCACTATTTTTTATTGCGTATGTTGGGATTCCTATTGTCATTGCGATTGGATTGAGGATTTGATGCTCACATACCTATTTGAATGTTTTATTATTGGATTATTGATTAACATTGTTTGGAAATTATTTACTGGCCGTTATATTTGGGATTTCAAATCCTAATCTAGCCAATGCTCCAACCCCTACTGTTGACGCGGCCCCAATAGCAAGTTTCTTATAAATAGACCTTCTTGCCTCTCTTGCTTTTGCTGTATTAATCATAGAAGTTAATAAATCTTCTTCCTGTTTTAATTTTGAAATAAGTTGTGCTTTTCTTGTGTTTACCGCATCCATCATTGCTTCAAAATTGGATTGCTCATTTATTTTTACAAGCTTTGATTTGTTTTCAATTTCAACAAGCAAATTTGCTTTCTTATCTAATTCCGATAGTAAATTACCACCAAGCTTTTTATTTAGCTGAGTTAAAAATCTTTCCTCGTCTGGTTTTAGTGCTTTGGGATTAACTTTGCTTTCTACATAACGTCTAAAAATTGATTGCCCCTTTGTTGTGTCGTAATTTCCAGAACGGTCAAATGGTTGAACTGCGTCATAAAATTCATGCTTCATCTGAAGCTGATTTTTCCACTTTGCGTTTACAAGCTTCATTTCTTCTGGAAGTATGTCGCCTATGTTTTTTCTTATTCTGGTTTTTATATGTTCTCCGTAACCATGTTCTTTTCCGTAAGACTTTGAAACAAATCCTTTTAATTCCAAATCAACTTCTGAAAGTGGTTTAAAAATAGGTTCTGGGTTATTTTCTTTTCTTACAGTTCCAAGCAAATCATCAATAACAGTTGTACTTTCTTGTTTTGGTACTTGATTTCCCATTTCTTCAACGTAAGAAAGAAACTTAATTTCATCCGGAGAAAGCCTTGCTTTTGTGAACAATCCCTCTTCTTGTGCCGTTCTTTTTAGAACCTCGTAGTAATCATTTATATTTATTTTTTTACCAGAAAGTGCTTTTTCCCAGTCAGCCCCATACCCAGCACTTATTTCTTTTGCAAATGGAACATAAGCTTCTCTGGCTTTCAAAACTGCTCTATCGGCGGAAGAATCTATATCTGCTTTTAATATATTTTTAGCTTCTTTTAATCTTGTCAAATCTTCTCTTCTAACAGATGCAAGTCTAACTTTTTCCATTTGCAAACTTTCATCTGCAAGTTTTATTTTAAAATTAGCGTCTGCTTTTGAGGCATTTAGCATTTCATCAAGCATGGAAGAAGTTTGTATTTGTTTTTGTGGCATATTCAAAGATTTTACAGACCCAACTTCAGCACCACTTATTACTGGTATTGCCGTTTCTATACCAAGTTGACCAAGCTTTCCTGCGGCAGTTGAGGCTTCTGGAAAAGCTCCAGTGCCTCTATACGGATTTTCAATGTGAGGCAGAAGTGCTGTTTGTGGAATAACCTTTGAATTAAGCAAATCAATTCCAGCTTCAGCACCAGTAAACGTAGAACCTCCGCCCATAACAGAAGCTACTGGATGTTCTAAAAATTCTCTAAGCTTACCCTGTGTTGCTCCGCTTAACAGAGAAGCAATTAAAGCCCCTCTATCTTCTTCATTGGAACCCATAGCTACTGGGCCAGAGGCCATAACCGAAATTAAACTATTGTCTTTTTTTTGAATTTCTTGTTCAGATGGTTGACCAAGCTGAGCCGCCGCCTCATCTATGTCAGATTCAGTTGGTTCTTTTTCAAACTCAACTAATTGCCCATTAATCTCGTATCTAAACGCCATTAGCTAATCCTTTTAAATGTGTTACCTGATTTAGTTGCATTTACAGCTTTAAGAGCTTCTCTTTGTTGAACGCCTTTTCTCAAATCACCAACTCTGTACCCACGTTGTGAATAAAGGTCTAAAAGAAGCGTCTTAGCTTCAGCCATTTTTTGTAAAGCCACATTAGCCTTTTTTGCATACAGTTCTGGCGGGTCAGATGCTTCTGGAAGGTCTGGTGCAATCCAACCAAGTTCTTTTAATGCGGCTTGTGCTCCAGTGGTTTCTTTTCTAAATTTCTGAAAAGCTTTATCTGTTTCAGCTTTAAATGCCGCAAACTCATTTGTATCTGGGTCTTTGGCAAGTTTCATAAGCATATTTCCAGCCCAGCCAGTAACCGAATCTCCTCTGTGAGACCTAATATCTGTGGGGGTCATGTACTTTTTAAAAGAATCCTTATTCTCTGTTAGCTGTGCAAGATTTTGTTCAAGTTCAAGACCAATAGTTTCTAATCCCTTGAAATCTTGAAAATCTTTTTGTGGTACAGGTGGTTTTAATTCAGGTGTATTTACTAAAGTTGGTATACCTCTTAAACTTCTGAGTTCTGGTTTAACTAAATAGTCATCTGGATTCATTGCTGTTTGGTCTAATCCTCCAAGAACTCCACCACCAATTCCACCACCACCCTTAACAGCATCCACAATATTCCCGTAATATTTTGCTTGATGTTGTTTTAAATTCACATCCGCCATTGTTGAAAGCTGTTCCAGTTGAAGCTTTGCTCTATTTTGTTGAGCTTGCTGAAATAGAAGCGCGGCTTGTGGTATGGCCTGAAGGTCTGCCGCCTGCTGTGCTTCTTTTTGTTGTTTGTAATTTAAAACGTCTTGAAGAACTCCCATGTCATCTCCTAGTATGGATAGTAATTGCTGATTGGCCCAAGAAGTCTGCTACCGCTACTCTGAGGCTGATAGATTGGGTTATAAATTGATTCACCGCTTGAGCTGGAAATTAATGAATTGGTTGCTCCAAATCTCGAACCAGCTAAACCTGCTCCTGCGTTTAAGAATTGACCGCCAGTACCAGACGGGCCGAATCCTCCAGCGAGTCCACCACCAACAACTCCAAGAGCTGATACGTATGGATTTCCACCGCCCAATGCAAATGCCCCAAGACCACCACCAATTGCTCCAGTTAACCCACCCATCAATCCTCCACGTTGTTGAGGCTGTGAAAGTAAAGCCGCCGCAACTTGATTCTCATAGTTCTGAAGAGCAAATTGATTCATTTGGTTTTGGTTATTCAGTCCAGTATTTCCGATTGCTTGTGCTGTGTTAAGTCCAGAACCGTAAAGACTAATTCTGTTAGATAAGGCTCTGTTAATATCTGCAATTCCGGCTTCTGCTCCTGCGGCAGTTAAAGCGGCGAGATAATCAGAATTGTAATTTCCTAACGCTGAAGCTGTGGTTGAACCTGTTAACTGGTTATTCGCTTCAAGCGTGTTTGTAATGTTCTGCATACCCAAACGATACGAAGGCTCTAAAGATGCCTGAAGTCTTTGTAAAGTCAGGTTTGTAATCTCAGGATTTGTTTCAATCGTTTCCTGAAGAAGTGGCGGAAGACCCTCCAAACTTAATAATTTAGGAACTTGTCCTTTTAGTGTTTCCTGTGACCAACCAACATTTGGGTCAGCTTGGAAACTAGGTGCGGCTGGAATTGATGGTGCTTTTGACTTGCTCACGTTTTCTCCTCAAATTGTATCTAGCCAGGTCAAAGTTATTCCCCCGCCTGTGAAAGATAAGTTCTTCAACATTTTCTAATTTCATGTAATCTCTTAGCATCTTGAGTAATACCAACATATTGTCCGATTCACTGACTGCCATAGAAACGTATAGAATCTTGCCGCCTTCTTGCGCTGGCATTTCATCGCCGTATTCTTCTTTCCATTCAGGAATCCTATAAGCAATAACGAAAGCTGAAGCATCATGGTTTGTGTATAAATATCCTCTTGCGTGTGCGAATAATAGAATCTTAGGCCACTGGTAAAGCGGTGTTTCGGGATTAATATTTTTTTCCCGAATCATTCTCATACACTTCGTTAGAAGTGTTAGCTGGTTCACTTTATTTTGCGCTCCAACCGCTTCCATCTGTTCCTGATTCCTTTACATATAAAGTTGTATTCGCACCGCCGTCTAAGCGAAGATAAAGACTTCCTACCTTCGCCTGAACCACGTTAAGCGGTGAGCCGTAACCTTTAAAAATTCTCACTTGTTCACCATCACCAGCGGCAACTTCAAAAAGAATCTGAAGCATCCGGTTAAGTTCTTCTACCCCGTTTGCTGATTTGAAGTGTTCTGTGGTAAGTTGAACCCAACCGTCCATTATGCGTCTTTCTTTAATTCAAGTAGTTTTCTGTTGATTTCGTTGCGTCTTAATTTCTGAATTTCTATTTTGGCTTGGAGTGTGTCTATTTTCTTATTCACATCCACTTTTAATTGTTCAAGCCTTTCAATCTCAGCGAGTAAGGCAAGCTTTGAATCGTCAGTAACCATTAGACTTTTATCTCCGTAATGGTAATGCTTGAAGCCATAACACCGCCAAGTAACCTAGCTCCAGAATCCCCATTAAGATTTGTTTGTGAACCGCTAAGACCACCAGCACGAACTGTGAAAGTCATTTCAGATGTTGTTGGTGCTGTCATGTAATGGGTAAACTTCATTGAAATCATACCTCCAGCAGTTACATAGCTTTTTTGAGCAGCAACCGCTGTACTTGGGTCGGGGTCACCAGAATAACTCTTGAACAATCCTGCAATTATCGTAGTGCCTGAACTTCCTATACATAAAACAACATCAATTTTTAGTTTGTTACTTGCGCTTGTTGGGGTTATGGTACGAGATAAATATTGGTCGCCTTCTGTTACAAGGGGTGGTGAATCATCATTTACCATGTTAGTCGTTCCGCTTGCAAATGCTCCAGTTTGTGTGTTAACGGTTTGA